CAGCAGCTAACATTTGATTTGCAGTTAATCCCTCAGCAACTACTAATGGAATACCGTCAAACATTAAATCTCCGAATGCTTGGTTGTTACCTTTAGCATCGTAACCATTAGCACCAAAACCTGAAGCTCCGAAACCACCTAATGAACGAACATATAATTTGTAAGCGTTTTGTGATATGTAAATTCTTAAATCTTCTTTACCGTAAACCGCAGAAGGAATAGCATCTGCAACTTTTCCTAATTCTGTAGAAATGTTAGCAGCAGTTAAAGTTGTTCCAGCAACCTCATTTGCAGCTGGTAAATCAGCATCAGTAGTTAACAATGTCATGAAACCATCAAAAGAACCTGATGTACCAGTAGCACCATTCCAAATCGCAACCTCATTAGCAGCAGCAACTTTCTCAGCCATATAAGCTAAAAGATAATCAGCAAATGATTTAGGTAGTACATCGTGTGCAGAATAACCCATTTCTAAGGCTTGATACGTATCTACAAAGTCAGATTTGCATAACTGAACGTTTACTTGTAGTTCCTTAGGAGTAATAACTCTCTCAGTTAAAGTTACAGTAGATGTTGCAGTGAAATCACATGAAGCATCTTTTAAAAGTCCATCAGTTGCTAATTTATGAAGTATAGCTTTATACTTTACATTAGGCATGATAGTTACTAATTCTTTAGATAAAGTTGGTGCAGAAAGCAAAGATGCTGCTACCCATTTACCTGAGTCTTGACCACTATAAGTAGTTGTTACATTTGTTGTTGTTGCCATTTTTGTTTGTTATTTAAATTTATAAACTTGCTCTAGTATGTTACTAATTTTTGAATTTCCTTTTCCTAATTTTACTACCTCAATTTGTTGTTTGTTTTCAGGGTTAAAAGTAATTGGTTTAACTTCTTCATCGCTCAATTCAACCTTAACCTCTTCAACTTCTTCAACTTTTTCTTCAACCTTAGATAATTCTGTAATCTTAGCTTTTAACTCCTCAATCTTTTTTTCAAGATTTTCTTTTTCTTCTTTAGAGAAGTGAGTTTCTTTTACAGTTGATTCTACTACTTTTTTTGCAACTGGCTTCTCAGTTTCCATTTCTACCTCTTCTTCAACTTCAGGAGCTTCAGGCTCTTCAACTTCTTCTTGTTTAGCACCAATTTCACCAATGATACCATCTTCTAAAACTTTTAAAAGTTGACCATCTTGTAACTCATACTCACCAATAGGAAGTGGAACTCTATCCTCTTCATTCACAATCATAACAGATTGACCAGCTTCTAAAATGTCAAATTCAATAGTTGTAACACCATCTACTAACATCATTTGCTCTAGCTTTACTTCCATACCTAAAAAGGTTTTTACAGCCTTAAAGTCTTTCTTTAATCTTTCAAGAACTGTGCTTACTTCTTCTTTTTTCATACTAATTAACTATTTAAATTTTAACTGTTACATTTTTAACCTCTTGAGTAGCTATTAGAACGTGCTGCTCTATTATCTACCTTTACACTTTCGCTTTGTTCCGTTGTGTTTCCAATGCCTTGATTCTGTAAAGTACCATCACAACATTCTGCTCTGTACTTACCGTCATCACATAGGCATCCACGTTTCCCACCCTTAGGACTTGTCAAACTTTCTGTTTTCTTTTTTGCCATTATATTTATATTTAAACTTTTACATATTACATTCACTACTCATATATTTCTAATTTAATTGATGCATTAACTAATACTCCATCTGCTGTACCTGAAGAACGGTTGTAAGTATCTATTTTAACACCCCCACCAGATAATCTAATAGCAGTAATGTAAGGATATCTTGTATAACCTGCTGTTAAAATAGCATTTGATGCATTTATAGATTCATCAAACATCATAGTATAATCTCCAACACCATCATATAAAAATGTAGGCATGTAACCTAAAGTATTTTTAATCACTGTCATAGTAGGTGCATCTGTACCTGACTGGTTAAGATTAGCATATAACACTCTGCTAGGAAACCCTAAACTAGCTTTAAAATTAGCTACTGTTATTTTCTTTGTTGTTGGTGTTCCATCGTTTATAACAAGTACACTATCATTAGTTGCAGTTGTTAATTCTGTTAAATTTGATATTTTCATTATACAGTCTTTAAAAATTCTTTAATTTCTTTCACAGTTTCGCACTCTTCAACTTCTTGACTAGCTTTTAGTTTATCAAATCCATCATACATACCCTCGATAGAATAACCTTTGAATTTGCCTTGTTTAATTTCATTCCACACTTCATCGTTGTAAATCTTAGACATTACAACCCACTCACCACCTTTAGCACCTAAATTATAGATGTTAGACTTATCATTCTTAGCATCTTCAACTATCCAACTTTCAATCACGTTGATACCTTGTACTTCCTTTTCGTGTTCAGTAGTAAACTTGTTTAGGTTTAGTTTCTTCATAAAAAGTTCACTAGACTTTGCAATAGTTTCTTTAGTAAAGAATATGTTAAACTCTTTGTCTTTTACCTTTCTGTATATTCTCTTCTCAGGTACTAAAGCAAATCCAACTACTATGCGTTTCTCCTCATCTAGTATCTTTAATTCAACTTCTTGACTAGATAGCATAACAAAGTTTTCTTCTATTGCTGGACTATCTACTAGACTAATTGCAAAAACCCCATCTTCACTTTCATCTTTTATTGTTAGTTCAATTTCTTGTAGTTTCATATCTATTAACTTTTTTTTATATTTTTTGTTACATAAGTGTTGTTGTTTAATATATTTATATTATATTTGTATCAACAAAGAAACAAACACTAAAAAATAGAAATTATGAAAGCAGAATTAAAAAAAGAAATCGAAAAAATGGCAATTGAAATGGGAGTTTCTGAATTGAAATATATTACAGTTATGCAAGGTATTTGTGTTAAAAATAATGACATGAAAACTTTAGAAGTTTTGTCTGAATTGAAATGGGATTACATAAATATTTAATTATGGAAATTTATAAAATAGAAAAAGATTGGAAAGATTTATTCGCTATTGTTTATGACGACCCAATAGGAACTAAAGATAGAATTAGAATAAAAGTTTGTTATAACCCAAATCAAGAAGGTGCTTTTTTATTTGCACTTAAAAAGTTTTGGGATAATTACGAAAGATTAAAAACAAATCAAAGATTAAATGAATAAGTTATTAAAAGGGAGTTTCTTAATTGATTCTCCCTTTTGTGTTTTATAATGTTGCATTTCTTTGTCTATTTCTATCAAGTGCCTGAGCAGATGAAACCTCACCACTTACTACATAAGCTTTACTAGGTTGTGATTTTAAAGCCTCTAATTGATTAACACCACTATCACCAACAACATTAAAACTAGGTTGTATTGATTGAGGAGTTGAGCCACCAATACTAGGTGCGGAACCTCTCCCACCTGAAGCACTAGCACTGTCAAACTTTTGAGATGCTATATTTTTTACGTTAAGCAATCCAGCAGTTATAGCAGCCCCAGCAAAAGCAAAAGATAATGGTGGTGGAGCAGATGCTAAAGCTAAGTTAGCAGCCTTATAAGTATCAATTACTGCACTAGCTATGTTGACTGCTTTTTGAACTTTAAAGGCTCTTTCTTGTTGTTTACTAGACTTTCCAGCGAATAACTCTGATAAGTTATTTATTGCACTTAAAGTGCTACTTACTGCATTAAATTTTTGTTCTTGTAAAGCTTTAGTATTATCTAAAGACCTTTTATTTTGTTCTTCTTCTAAAGTTGCTAATTCTTGGTCTAATTGTTGTTTTGTTTCGTTATATTCTATTTGTGCGTCAAGTCTAGCTTGTGTACCCTCTTTATAACTATCTATTTTTATTTTTAGTCGTTCAAGTTCAATATCTTTTTCTTCTTGTACAACCTCTTTTAATCTTTCTAACCTTTTATCTTCATCTTCTATTCTTTCTGCTTCAAATCTTTTTTGTTCATTTGCTAAATTAGTTTCACTTTCAGATAAACTTTGTGTTAACTCTAATTTTTCACGATTTAAAGCTAAATCATTTGCTAATTGTTCAGAACGTAAACCCTCAACTTGTGCAAGTACACCCTCTCTATTTGCTAAAGCTTCGGTTAATGCTATTTGATTTTCAATATTATTAGACTTCTTAACCTCATTTCTAGCTGCTTGTATTTGTAAATCTGCTTGTTTTAAAAGTGCCTCTTCTTGTTTGTTTAATACTTCGTTTAAGTCATTATTTGCCTTTATACGTTCATCAATAGAATTACGTTCTTCATCTCTTACTTGTCTTAATTTCTCTGCTGCCCTATCGTATTGCTCAATTAATAATCCTTGTTGTGCTGCAGCTATCTTAGCTCTATTTGTTACTTCTACATTTAATTTTGCTTGTTCAAACGCTGCCTTTATTGAAATATCACTAATACCTTTTGCAGTTTCAGTAACCATATTACCTACTTCACCTACTGCTTCAACAAAGTTTGTTACTATATCACCACCAGCTTGTACAACTGCTTTACCTACATCAAGTAAATCGTTTTTAGTTTCCTTTATTCTATCTCTAAGGTTACTTATTGTAGTAGGGTCATTATCCCCAAAAAATGAGGTTTCCCATGCTAACTGCACTTCTTCAACTGCTAATTTAATACCAAAGAATCCAGCTTTAAATGGTGCTATAATTAAGGTTAAAAGTCCACCCATAACTTTTCCTAATGCATCAAATCCACCGGTAGCTTCACTAACTGCATCGTACACCTCAGTAACTACTCTTGTAACTTCATTAAAAACGATAGATATAGTTTCAAATACTGAACTTAAAGCATCTGCAACCTTTTGATTTTGTGTAAATACGTCTTTAAGTAAAGAAAAAGCAGTAATAATTAAACCTACTCCAGCAGCTTTAAAAGCTAATCCAATACCTTTAATTCCTCTACCTATTTTACGGATTCCACTCTCTGCACCTTTTGAAGATTTACTAATATCTTCTATTGATTCGCTTGTTTTTTCACTTTCTTTATTTAAACTAGAAATACTTTCCGTTAACTTTTCAATGTTATCTGCTAACTTTTGAAAGTCTTTTGCACTTGCTTCTGCATTGTCTTTTACTTCTAAGTTTATCGTTCTAGTTTCAGCCATTACTTATTAATTTTCTTACTTATTAACTCTCTTTTCTTTTGTTTGTACACCTCACTAAAGCTATATGTCAACTCGTTTTTTCCTTTTGCTATGTCTATTATCTCACTACCAACCATATAATCAAATTGCCTAAGTAGTGTTAGTATATTCTTTATCATGCTTCTTGTATTAAATAAATTTGTGTGTTAGTTACATCACCATTCGTGTAAATGTTTTCTAAATCTAGTTCTATAACGAATATGTCACCTTGCTCTGACCTCCTAAACTCATTAAAGTTTTCTGTTATTCTTTGGTTACCATCCTCAGTTATTCTATATTCTACTTGGTTAGGATTTGCAGAATAGTTAACCTCTAAAATGCCATCACTTGTAAAATTAGTTGTAGCACCCAAAGTAACACCAGTTGATGCAGTTGTAACATCTACATTATCAACTCCATTAGGCACTAATATTGGCACTTCAACAAGACCACTACTTTCTCCTAATATAACTGGATTATCATTTGAAATCTCTCTAAAGTCGTTTATTAATTCTAAATCTACTTCTCCAGTAGTTAAGTCTGTTTTAATGTTATTTATAATATACCTTTTATCTCTTATTATTAGCCTATCATTTAATTCTAAAGAAGTAATTAATGATGTTGGAAAAATAGCTTTTAGACTTGTTAACCTATTCTTAGGGTTAAATAAATTACCTAGATATTTCTCATAGTAAGTTTCATACAATGAAAAAGGACTATCATTTAAAAGTAAAGAACTTATTTCACTACCCCAGTTTAAAGAATAGTTTGTACCATTACTAATTAAGTCTTGACCGAAGTTTCTTATTGATGTTTTAGAACTTGTAAAACCTCCTGATCTTAACCAATAACCATCAGGTACACTTTGTACATCATACATATAGAGTAGTATAGGCTTTGTCTTTACTAATTCATCCGCATTACCTAAACAATAACCTACTTGTAAGTCTACATCTGTAAACTTATTGAATAACATATTCTCAAATGGTAGTTTAACCTCAAAAGAACCTCCATCAAATACAAAGTTTTCTGATAAGTTACCGTATTTTCTAAGGTTATCATTTTCGAATGAAGTGTTTAAAAACAATTCAGTATCTTCATAAGTAAAATTAATATTTCTATACAATGGAACTTTTGCTACATCAATACTCTCTATATCTACATAATCTGTTATATCTGTAACAGCACCTTTTTGATACCAATAATCTAGTGGCTCTATTTCAAAGCTTGTAGCACTTAAAGGGTAACAAGTAAGATTAAATTGTTTTAATATTCCACTAAAGAAATTACTAACTTTTTGCTGAGGTACTACTGTGTTCATGTATGTAGTAGCTGAAATAGAAATAGTATCAAAAGCTACATTACTAAATTCGTATGGTGCAGTAGTAGATGAACCTACATAATATTGCACATCAAAATTAATTATAACATCTAAATCTACTGTTATATCTGATGAAAATATAAATTGTAAATCTTTATAGTCGTAACTTGTAGCTAACTCATTTAATATGTTTAACGTTTGAGCACCTTGCCCAGTAAGTGTTTTAAATGCAACTCCATTTTTTAATATATTACAAGTCCATTGAGCAGTAACATCTGAAACTTGATGTACTGATAACCATAATCTAACCCTATTTGAGAAGCCTCCAGCAGTAGTAAATAGGTTATTATAAGTTAAATAAACATGACTTAAATTATCAGTAGCAGAAAAAACTAAATCAGTTGGATGGTAAGCATTGTAATAATTTACCGTTCCATTAACTATACCGTATTCGTTACCTATTTGCTCTGAGTTTGTTGTTCTATTGCACCATAGAAATAAATCATTAAATCTTTTATCTGATAAAAATAAACCATTAAAAGTAATGCCGTATGTAGTTTCAATAGCTTCTAAAACTTTGTTAACTTTTATAGCTGGGTTCAATTCTGATATATCTATACCAGCACTACTATTTTTAATATCTGTGCTTGTACTATCCCCATAACTCCATAACCTATCTGAACTAATTAAAGGATAACGTACATCTAAATCTGAGGTACTTGTCATAGCATTTGATACATCACTTAAAGAGTAAGGAGCAGTTACATTACTATAATCTAAATCGGTTAAAGTATCTTCACCAAACAAATCTTTAAGAGTAACTAAATCACCATAAAAAGTAATAGTGTAGCTATCTGCTTGACCGTCTTTTAAGTTGGCTTTCTCTAGTTGTATTTTTCCACTTCTAAAAGGCGTTCTATCTATTTCTATAAAAGCGTTTCTTCTTAATCTTTGGTCTATTAATGTAGTGTCTAAATCTACTGCATTCTCATAAAAATGTTTAAATACTGCATTATTAACTGAACTTGCTGGAACTGTAAAACTCTGAGAAAAATCAGTAAACACCTTAGATATATCCTGAATATTTTGTATAGAAAGATTGATACCAATGTTTTCATCATCAAATAATTCTATCTCTGTATAGTCATTACTATCTCTTTCTCCTTCTATGTATATCTGTACACTTCTCATATTACATTGTTAATTACATTGTAGTTAAATTCAAACTCTAAAGCGTAGTTTATTTGTTTAGTGTTTATGTTTTTAAATAACTCAGTAGACTTTGTTTTTAACTTCGCTGGCTTACCATCTATTAAAATCTTTTCGCTTAACATTATCTCTTTTAGAATATCTTTAAAATCTTCATCCACCCAGTCAGTGTTAACCTTTATTGATGTTTTACCGTTAAGATTAAATTCTTTCCTTTGTCCTTGTATTTGGTTATAACTTGTAATACTAGACTGTAAAGTTTTATGTTCTTTAGAAGTAACCTCTATACTATCATTTGATGCAGCATAAAACCAAAGCCTCTGATATTGTCCAAACTTGTTTACAAAATCACATTTAACTGGTGTGTATTTACAAGCACTTTTAGGATAGAAGTAATAAGTAGCAAGTAAAGTTGTAGTTACATTATCTGTTATTTCTACTTTGTTACCATCTGCATAATTAGCATTTAATACAGATACAAATTGTCTAGGGTAGTTGTATGTTCCACCACCATCAAGGCTTTTAGTTAAAACAACACTTGAAGATACACCAGTAGATAAGTTAGTGTAAGTTGCTTTATACTCATCTTTTAACTCTGAACCTCTTAAAGGTACACCTATACTTGTTGGTACTAAATCAAAATCAGTTGCTAAATCAATCGTGCTATCATAGTTATAATAATACGTTCCCTCAGTCATTAAAGACCTACCTAAATCAGGGTTAGAACCATCCTCATAATAACCATAACCATCGAAACCATAATAAGTAGTAGTATCAATTAACACATAACCAGCACCAATATCTTTATAGCGTTTCACTACTACATTAGCAAAAGTATTAATATTCATATAGCTACTAGAGTAAGCACTAACAATACTATTAAAATTCATATACTCCCTTATGTAAGGAGAGATGTTGTAATGAGTTTCAGGCTTGTTAGATGCTGCAATAAGTTTACTTAATGTATAAGTTGGTGTTGATGGAATTGCATCTGTACCACTAGATATGAAAAGTTCTACTTTAGTGCCTATCTGTGAAGCTTCGTTTATTTCTATTATGTAAGGACTTCTTGTAAATATATTAGCCATTATTTTTTAGTTTCTATTGTATCTATAAAGTTTTTAGTTATATCTAAACCGTATGCATTTATTAACTCATTAGGGAGGTTTTTGTATGCCCTCTCAAATGGTTTAGTAAAAAATAAACTAGGTTTGATTCCGTTCTTAAATATACCTTTAGCAATAGCAAACTTTAAACCTTTTCTATTTATAAACTTACCATCTTTATCTCTAGGTGCTATGCCTTTTTTAACAATCCACTTATCAAGATTCTTTAACATTTGTCTACTTGGTACATTCTTTTTGAATGAGTAAGGAGTAGTATAAGCAGACCTATAACCATTAACACCTTTATCTTGCCACACCCCATAATCAAGCATCTCAAAGTATAAGCTAATTGAATTAGGGTTTACCTTACTAACACCTTTAATACTATTGTAAAGCTTCTTAGATGAGTTCTTTTTACCTTTAGTTAAGTTTGTTCTAGCTTGTTGTATAACATACTTTTTAAAAGCATCTAATGACTTTTGAGTTTCTTCTCTATCTAACATTTAGTCATACCATTTGGTACAATGATGTCAACAGTTAATGTCCATCCAGCAACTGCATCTTCAAACCTATCCATAAAAGGCTCTAAACTTGAAGAGCCTAAAGTATAATGTTCATCGTATAAACTACCAGCTTCTAATAATTTAACTATTCTTATAAGCATTAATTGAGTATTGTTAAGAACATCATCTTCGTTATCATTACCTACAAATATATCAGTAGTTTCAATCTTAGATATATCTACTATATCCATAGCTAAAATAGATACATTGTAAGTTAAAGTGTTTCCATTTGGTGTGCAATTATTAATCATTAAATGACTAAGTGGATACATATCTTGCTTAGCGTTCATCACCCTATCAATAGTACCTTTTGTAACTGTATTGCAAAAAGGCTCTGCTAACAATGCAGTCTTTAACTTATCTGTTATATT